CCTAAACCAGTAGCACCAGTTTCACCTTGTGGTCCTTGTATACCAGTTGCTCCAGTTTCACCTTGTGGTCCTTGGATACCCGTAGCACCAGTTTCACCTTGTGGTCCTTGAACACCTGTTGCTCCAGTTTCACCTTGTGGTCCTTGAACACCAGTGGCTCCAGTTTCACCTTGCGGTCCTTGTATACCGGTTGCTCCTATTTCACCTTGTGGTCCTACTTGCCCAGTAACAACAAATGATACTAAAATATCTTCATTCATAGTAAAGGGTGCATTTGCGGTATATGCAATAGGTACCACATCTAAATCCCACCAACCTCCATTATCATCTAAATCTGTTATTTGAAAAAGTATAAATTCACTAGGATCTCCATTTGCTGCAATTCTAACATGACCCTTAGGTGTACTTGTTGATGAATCAATAGTAGTTAAAAATGCTGATATATCAACCCCACTTACGCCAAAGTCATTAATGGTCATAACCGTTGCAAGATATTGGTTTATATTATTTAAAGCAACATAACTAAAACCAGGATCAGCAGCAACATTTATAGTTGTATTAAAAGTATAATCAAATGTAGCACCACCAAAACTACCAGGAGTTCCTGTTGCACCAGTTGGTCCTTGTATCCCAGTTGCACCTATCCCAGTTGCACCAGTTGCACCTGAACCAGTTGCTCCAGTTTCACCTTGTGGTCCTTGTATACCAGTTGCACCAGTTGGACCTTGGATACCAGTCGCACCTGAACCAGTGGCACCAGTTTCACCTTGTGGTCCTTGAATACCAGTTGCACCAGTTTGACCAAGTAAACCAGCTGATGCTGCTGTTACATTAATCCAATTACTTCCATTCCATTGTAAAAAATCAGCGGACGCTGGGGTTGGTGCATTTACATCACTCAACATATTTATAGTAGGAGACCCTGTATTAAGTGTTGCCAAATCAATATGAGCAGAATTAAAATTGTACACAGCATTTTTTGTAGCTACATTATATCCTACACTTAACGCAGATCCTATAGATGAATCTGTATTTGTTGCATCAACACCTCTAAAATCTAAAGTAGTACCGGTCATACCATCAAAGATAGTGACACCACCAGTATTAATATTTGCTCCGTGGTTTACTTCACCAGTAGCACCAGTGTTAATAAATTTAACTGCATTAACAGTAGCATCATATTGTAATTGTACACCTGCTCCAGCTATTAATCTAAAAGTATCATCAGGCACAGTAGATGATAATGTAAAATCATTGGCTGCTTGTAATGAAGGAGTAGCACCGGTATAATTGACAACCATTTTTCCCCAGCCGCTAGATGCACCTAATGTTAAATCACCTGTACCAATACCGCCAATAAGATCCCATTCGGTTGTATCAAATACTCCTTGTGTAGTTCTTTTGTTTGCTCTCCACCAAGCTAATGCTTCTGATTCGATACTAGTTCCACCAGTAACGTCAATTACCTCTACTGGGTGGTAGACAACATGTCCTTCGTCATAGGTTCTATTATCTACCCAGGGATTAGCTACCGCTTTAAAGTTTTCATCTACCTCCCCGTTAAAAAGTTCTCGTTTAACTTCATTTCTATAGATGATATATTCTTTCAGATTGAATGCCATTTAATCTAATGTTTTTTTATTTATTCCGGTGGTTCGTTAATAATATTCGCATCATCATACGGAAATTCATCGGTTGCACTTCTTGATGTAAATACTTCTCTTAATTGGTTAAGATACCAAGTACCTTGCGACCAACCTGGTATAGCATAACATGGGGAGTAAATACCTGTAGTATATATTCGGTAAATATCATTCCAGTATTTACGGTAATCTTCAACAGCTCTATTAATAAAGCTTACTTGTCTATTTACTAATACACCTCTTTGCTTATTTCTTTGAATGTCAAAAGACGATCCAGAAGTAAGTTTAAATTTGCCTGTTAAATCTTCTGCCCTGTACTCGGTAGTAAACTCATATAATTCACTAGCACCTAAAAATAATTGTATAGAAACTAAATCACCAACATAGCACGGATCAAAGGGTACATAATTAGCTTGATAGAATAATTCCATTGCAGCAATGGTATCAAAATCTGTAAACTCTGTTTTATTACTAGCTTGATCAAAAAACCCCAAGCGAATTTTTGACACATCTATTTTATACTTTTTAAGATAAGTAAAAAAGTCAATAGATAATTTAAATGTTAATGCTTCAACGACCAAGAGAACATACTATTTTTAGTATATATTCAGTCCTTTATTATGTGGTAGTCATTTACTAAGTTAGAAATTTTTCCGTAGGTGATATTACATTGTTTAAAAATCTGTAAATGTTTGGTATCTCTATAGTCTTCTATCCAATAAACATGCTTAAATCCAGCATTAACTAAAATTTTAGTACACATTTTACACGGTGAGAGTGTTAATAGAATAATATAATTTTCCGGATCGTACTCTTTAAATTTTGCAATCATATTTACTTCAGCATGAATAAAACCACTTTCACCAGGAATTAAAGAATCCTCCTCGGTACCTGTATCATCATTTGTCTCTGCTCCACTATAAGAGCCATTATAACCAAAGCTTGAAATTTTACTGAAGTCTTTTCGTAATGCCATACACCCTACTTTAGTTGTGGATGAATTAGATAAATCACGAATGTTTTCTAAAATACTTGTAAAGGTATTTAGCTTTAACTGAAGTCGTCGAATTTTGGAATCCATTTTTGTTTAATTAAAGTTGCTTTCATTTTTACTTTAGGTAATTCTTTATTAAGACTATTTGCAATTTTAATATTCTCTCTATCATCATCAAAGAATTGAAAGTTTTTAAATCCCATATCTACAAATTTCATAAAGGCTGCCTTTTTCTTTTCAGCAGTAGAACCTTTAAATTTTAATTTAGGATCATTAATTGCAAATATAAAATCAGGATTTACATCAACACCATTATGCATTAAAAAATCATAGATAAGTTTTGAATCATCTCTCGCAGTAATAATACCTACAGCAGTACCTTTTGCAATTGTTCTTTTGAGTATATTAAAAACCCATTCAATAATCTTACCTGCTTTTAGAATTTCTAAATCTCTAAAATCACTAAAGTCAAATTTGTCACGAGGCTTAGTTTTAAATGTATTAAATTCTTGGGGCGTTAAATCAATTTCATACCCGGTTTTTGGATTAAAAACTTTAATCTTACTTTTAGTTACAATCAAAGTATCGTCAACATCAAAGACAGTTATGTCTTTCCCCCACTTTCTATACTTTTCAAATAAATCCATACATTATATATTGGTTAATACCGAACAACTTACTACAGGTGAGTTACGGTATAGATGGATTAACAATTTCTCCCATTATCATATATATGTTTTACTACCGGAAACCTTAGTGAATATCCACCATTCTGATTTTGACTTTCTTCAAAATATTGAACGGTTACAGTTTTACCTATTAGTTCATTATGATTATTAAGGTAATGTTCTCTTTGTTCTTTAGAGAACCCGGATCCTACACTTACTCGGTTACCTTTATGTTCAATAATAATATTACTTAAACCATTCTTTTCAACCTGTTTTCCATTTTCCGTCCATCGCATTGTACCGTTCATACATTCTAAAATTGTATATTCAGCATCATGGAATTTTTTAACCTTTAATAGATTATGACTTCTCTTACCTTCATAGCCGATATTCTTTCTAACCATGATTCCTTCAAACCCAGCTTCTTCGGCTTCCTTTGCCATTTCAGTAAACTGTTCCTCGGTAGTTAATTGTGTTTGTTCTAGAAATCTTATTGTATCATAATTTCCTAATTTGGTTAATTCTCCTAACCTTTCAGTTAATTTTCTATTTCCAGTCTTGTTATCAAATTCTTCTAAAGTTAGATAATCAAATACAAAGAATTTAGGATTTTCAATTTGATGATCCTTTTTTCTGATTTGTTTCATAATTCCTTGGAAGTCTTCATTACCATCTTTGTCTACCATACAGATTTCTCCATCTAGGATAAAGTCTCCTGGTATTTTTGAAATTTCATTTTCTAAATTACCTAGAGTAGTAAATTCTTTACCGTTCCTTGAAAAGAATGTTACAGTATTCATTTCTTTTCTACAGATACATCTTACACCATCCAATTTTCTGGATCCGTACCATTCTCCACTTTGAAAATCTACTCTCTTAGGACTATATGCATTTGCTAAAGCGACTTTAAAGGTAGGAATTAAATCTGGGTGGATTGCCTTATTGATAGAGGTAGTTCCACATCCCATATTAAGGTCTCGGTTTAGCATATAGTAAATAATATCTTCCCATTGTTTATTCTCTAGGACGAATCTATTTACATTTGCAATTGCCGTATGACCGGTACATACCCTATTTTTTAAATCATCCAATAAGGTAAAGATACTACCGTATGTATTTGGGTGACCTAGTAAATCTGAATTCTTTTTGCAATTCTTAGAGGTTACATTATATTTAAAATAAGGATTGTAAGTATAGAAGAAAACTTTCTGTAAGAATTCTCTATCAGAGTTTTCATCAGAGTTATCAGCATACTTTTTAATAGTTGCAATTTTGTGATTTCCTGAAGAGGAAGATCGCATTTCATCCAAGAAGGATTGTAGATAAGTAAGGTTTGTGTATTCAGTCATATTCCGTTTATTTAATTATATTATAAATATAATCAATTTAATTGGGAATTGAAAATTTTTGGGAGACTTTTTTTAAAAAGTTATTAACAATTTTTTAGTCTATCTTGCAGGTCCTTTATATTAGCACACTTTTCAAAGTCTTCTTTTTCTTCAAAATATAATAAGATTCTATTTAGACTTTTAATTTTATGAGTTGTTTTTTTGTCATCATATTCCAATACCTCAGCAGGAAACATCATTAATACATTATAACACAAGTTCATATATTGATCCCAGCTAGTATTTTCTAATTGGTCTAATAATGACTTCATAAATTCTCTTTCATTATTATCCATTATCTAAGTCTTTCATTTTTTTTACTAAAGCTTCCTGCTCTTCTGTTAAGTTCGCTGGCAAGTTAACCAAAATATTTACATAGAAGTCCCCTAAAATGTGTGGGTTATTATAAGCAGGGTAACCTTTACCTTTTATTCTTAGCATAGTGCCATTTTTTACACACTTAGGAATAGTATAGGTTATAGTTTTGTCAAATACATTTACTTCACCTTTACCACCTAGTAATGCATCATACATATCAATGTGTTTTATTGTATGTAAACCTTTTTGATCTAAATAAAAGTTAGGATCATCTTGAATAAGAACCGTTAAAATAAGATCCCCGTGTTGTTCCTCACTCATTCCTCTTTGTCCTAAACCTTTTAGTCTCATCCGTTGACCAGGTTTAACACCAGGCTTAATATCTACATTAACAGTTTTAAGACCTATTCTTATTTCTCGTTTGCATCCATAATAGCCATCTTTTAATGTAATATAGACTTGTGCAGTGACATTTCCACCCCTAGGGTTAAAACCATACCTTTGATTAAACATACTAGAAAAATCCCCTCCACTTTGTCGTGATTGGTTTACAAAATCTTCAAAGAATGCATCTTCAAATCCACCAAATGGATTCCCATCTAATCTAGCTTTCTTTTTAGGATCTGTAAGTATGTCATATGCATCTGCTATTTCTTTAAATTTCTCTTCACTCCCAGTAGGCTTATCTGGGTGGTGTTCTTTGGCTAATTTTCTATATGCCTTTTTAATAAGGTCTTCACTAGCTCCTCTATCTATGCCTAGTGATTTATAAGGATCTTTCATCGCCAGAATAGTTGTATCCCAATTAAGCTACATGCTAAAGCTAATGATACTATTGTTTTTGTGGTAATACCCTCACCTAGAAAGTACCATGTTAAAAATGTGAATGAAATTATTCCGATACCGAATGCTAAAAATCTACCTGGCCATAAAAGCCCATCATAGTATTCTACTATAAATTTTGTTCCATAAATAATTATGTAACTCACGGCCGTACCAAATATGAGTGATACTGTAAAAGGATTCTTTTTAAACCAAGGCCAGATAAATTGACCATTCGTTTGCACCCATATTGCTGTTTGTGCAAAAAAGAATAAACAAAATGCTGCTAATAACTTATTCATCTATATAATATTTATAACCTTGTCTAAACATAAAGTCCATGTGGTCTTTCATCTGTTTAGCGGTGATCCAAACAGAACCTTCAGTAATTACTTTTCCACCTGCTCTTTTTTCAGCAGCCTTGTTAAGAAACCATTTTTCTTTTTTGGATTCCCACCAAAACCAGATCTTTTGCCAAGACTTAGGTTTTTTCATATAGACTTTATTACCTTTATCCATGTGAGCTTTAAACTCATCATAAGTAATATCTTTATTGGCCATTTTGATTTGCCTCCTTTATTGTAAGTCTCTGAATCTTTTCTTCTAAGACAAACTTCTTTTCATCTAATTTATTTGCTATTTCCATTTGGTTAGCAATTCTCTCAAGTACACTAGTTAATTTAGGGATATCTTTTTCTAATAATTTACGCCCCACGGTCGTTCTTAAAAATTCTGACATAATAAGTTGTTTATTTTTATATGCGATTTTTTGACTTAGTTTTATGAATATATAATAAAAATAATATTATTATGAAAAAGGTAC